GAATACCAGGCAACGACTGTATCTGTATACGAAAGCAACCCAACAGCTCCTGTTGAGTTAGATATTACGCTAGATCTAATAGATAACATGTTAATCGTAAACCCTCCAGAAGAAACCGAACAACAACTAGAAGAAGCACAGTCAAAGACTACAGTAGACTATTTAGACTTTGAAGATTTAGACATTGATTATCTAGCAGAAGATTTTTTAGAAGCAGAAGAAGACCTAGAGTTTACTGAACTGGATGTTGACATGCTTGCGACAAACTTCTTAGAAGATCTATTAAATGTAATAGATGCATTAGCTATAGACAAAGAAGAAGACCAACTTAAGCAGGGTGGTGTAGGCATTCGTATAGTAGGCACAGAGATAGGACAAGATAAAGATACGCAGATAACTACAATAGTATCTGGGCAGAGTATAAGTTTAACTAGGACTGTAAATCAAAGTGCTAAGGTAAACCTAGACGGCTCTGGTAGCTACACAATAGTATTTATACAAGACGGTGTGGCTAATACAGTTAAGGTTAATGGTGGCTCTTCAACTACAATAACCATTAAACAAGGGACAGGATGAGAAAATTACAGTTTGGGATTTTACTAATATTACTTAGTCTACCTTTAATTTATTCAATACCTTTACTAGAAGTAATCAAATTAAAAACTTTTGATGCATTAGTACCTGAACAACCTCCTTCAGACTACTTTACGATACTAAATATTACAGAAGAAGATATTACCAATGAGGGTGGTTATCCTTTATCACGTCAGACCCTTGCACAAATACATATAAACCTTTTGCGTAGAGGCGCTATAGGTGTTGGGTGGGTTATGGCTTTTCCACAACCTGACAGGTTTGGAGGTGACTTTGAGTTTATGGAAGCGCTCTCCTTCTCTCCAAGCGTACTTGCTATGTTTGAAAACAACACGAACGAATATCCTCCGACCACGGGCACAGTCATACTTGGTGACGGAACAGGTGGCATTCCGGCAGAAGGTGTAATACAAAACATAGAAGTATTAAAACAAAACGCTAGCCAGGGGATTGCAGTTGCTAGAACCGATATTGATAATTTAGTTCGTAGGTTACCTCTGTTGATGCGTACTCCTGATGGATGGGTACCTGCATACGGCACAGAAGTTCTTAAGATTTTAGCGGGTGCAGACACTTATGTTATAAGATCTAGTGATAATGTAATACAAGAAATACGCGTTAAAGGACTCCCACCAGTTAAAACAGACAACTTAGGACGTAAGTGGATAAGTTTCGTGAATACCCCACAAACTAATCTTGCTGAAATGGACGTAGAAAATAAGTTTGTATTTATTGGATTTACTGCAAAAGGTATCATGCCACAGATTGCTACACCGTCTGGGTTACTTGAACCACACAAGATACAAGCCGCGCTTGCAGAATCTATACTTATACAAGACAGTCCTTACATACCAGACTACTCATTCGTTGTAGAGTTTTTAATTTTTATAGTTGGAGTGGTACTTATTTGTGTCTGCTTACACGTTTTTGGAATTACACTAGGGCTTGTAAGCGCTATATCTATATTATTACTTACAGCGAGTTACGGATTCTACACAATAAGTAATGCAGTTCTCATAGATGTAACTTGGGCTCTTATTTCACAATTTATAACAGCTACAGTAGCTTTTTACTTACGTTTCAGAGAACAATACAAGCTACGACAGCAGATCAAAAAACAGTTTGAGCACTATTTAGACCCTAGGCAAGTAAAAGCTTTACAGAAAGATCCGAGCTTACTGAAGTTGGGTGGAGAAAAAAGGGTTTGCACGTATCTATTTACAGATGTACGTGGTTTTACTGCGATGAGTGAACACATGGATCCCGAACGTGTGACTCAAATTATGAATAAGGCACTTACTATACAGTCAGATGCGGTTAAGAAATATGGCGGAATGGTAGATAAATACATTGGAGATGCAATGATGGCTATATTTAACGCACCTCTTGACTTACAAGACCATGAAAAAGCGGCAGTGCTTTGTGCACAAGAAATACAAAAAGAATTTAGAGAATCAGACATTGGGGTTTCAATCGGAATCGGCTTGAATACAGGTGAAGCGGTTATAGGCAACCTAGGTTCGTCTACTAGGTTTGATTACACAGCTATAGGCTCTGCTGTAAACATCGCAGCCAGGTGTGAATCAAGTTGTAAAGCTGTAGGCGTTGATCTAATAATTGCAGAACCTACAGCTATAGCTTCTGGTATGGATTTAAAAGTTTTAGAACCCATAGAAGCAAAAGGTATTACAGAACCTTTGAAAATTTACACTTTATAGGTAAAATAAAAAGACCATTATAGGAGAAAACTATGGCAGGAAGAATAAAAACAGGCCCTAAAGAAGGGATGGTAGGAGATATGAAAGTATCTGAATATCAGATGAAACCAAACGTGCCTAACAGCGCTAACGACATGATGCGAGACCCGATGCAGACTAGAATGCAGTTAGGGATGATGCCTATGTTAGGTAGCCCCATGGAAGACTATAAGTCTTACTAAGGAGTAGGTATGATAATAACTTCAACTACTAGTGGAGATAAAGATTTAGTTTGGGAGCTTAATGATAAAGGTGAGCATATAATTACTTTATATCAAGTGCCTACCAAAGACGGAGAAGCTCCTACGAAATTAAAATCAATGAAACTTAAAAATGGCTAGAACTAGAAAAAAACCTTCTATGAAGGTAAAAAAGAAAAGCCTAACTAAACGTCAAGACGCGGCTATGAAACGTCACTCAAAACATCATACAGCTGCACACATGAAATATATGAAACGCCGTATGTTGATGGGCGACAACTTTAGAGCTGCACACAAGAAGGCGCAGAAACAAGTTGGTAAGTAGTATGGCTCGTAATTACCGTGCTGAATATGATAATTATCAAGGCAGTACAAAACAAAAGAAAAGAAGAGCCGCTAGGAATAGGGTACGTAGAAGAATGATACGTAGTGGCAAGGCTAGAAAAGGTGATGGAAAAGACGTACATCACATTGACGGCAACCCTCTAAATGACTCTCCAAAAAATATTAGAATGGAGTCTAAGAAGTCTAACAGGTCTTTTCGAAGAACAAAAACAGCTCGTAAAAAAAGGAGATAATATGGTTACAAGAACCGCAAAAAAGAAAAAAGCTAGGAAGTCAAAGAAAAGTGGGGCTAAACCTACTAATCCAGCTTTGTATGCAAGAGTAAAAGCAGAAGCTAAAAGAAAATTTAAGGTCTATCCTTCTGCATACGCCAATGGCTGGCTAGTGCGTACATATAAGAAAAGAGGTGGGGGCTATAGGTAATGGCTAAACCTACTGGTGGACTAACTGCATGGTTTGGAAAAGGCCCTAAAGGCGATTGGGTGGACATTGGTGCCCCCAAAAAGAAAGGGAAGTTTCAAGCATGTGGTAGAAAGTCTGCTAAGGGTAAGAGTAAAAGAAAATACCCTAAATGTGTACCGAGATCAAAAGCAAGAAGTATGACAGCCGCACAAAGAAAGAGTGCTGTCAGAAGAAAACGTGCAGCAGGTAACCCTGGAGGCAAACCTAGAAACGTGCGTACAATTGTTAAGAAGAGAAAAACTACACGTAAGCGCAAAAAGAAATAATTATTGGTTTCTTACTTGTTTTATAAGTTTAGCTAAGTACCACTCAGCTTTATGTAAATCTTCAATACCATTCTTTTCTTTATACCTTGTGACATACTTAATTATGTTACCTTCTAGGTATCCTAAATTATGAGCAAGTATGTAATCTGTAGTCTCGATTGATTTGTTGTAATAAGGTGGATTAATTTTATCCGACATTCTAACCTCCTGTTGTAAGCACACTAGTTAATTTGTCTATATACTCATTGAAACTAAGTGCTTGTTCTAAAAATTCTTTAACTGTAAAAAATGTTTTATCTATATCCTGTGTCATTACAATCTTATCTGCAGCTCCGACTACTATGTAAGCAGGCACACTATGACTTATAGCTTTTTTTAACCATTCTTTTTGTTGAGTAGAAGTATTAATTGAGATTTTAGATGTTAGCTTCACAGGGATTTTTTTATGATATTTGTATTCTACAAACACGCAGCCAGCCAGGCCGCTGTAGTACACGTCAGGCACGCCGCCATGATATGCATCATTGATTTTCCAACGATATATTTCTTTGGAGAGCGCTTTGTGGATCTTTGCTATAAATGTTTTCTCGATCACCGAGCCAAGTATAGCATATAGGAAAGTGCATACATGGTGCGACAGCATGTGACGCACCATGTAACACAAACATAATATTAAGCTGAAGCTTTAGGTAAGGCCTCATAGACCGACTTAGCAAAGTCATAGTGGTCTTTGTTAACCCACCCTTGGTTTTCAACTGAAATATTATAGAACGCTTTACCCGTTCTGTTTTCGGTGCGAGCAGAAGACATCGTCCATACAGACGCGAATCTATCTCCACCTAAACGCATTATTTGAGTGTTCCATTCTCTGCTTACACGAAGCTTTGAACTTGCACAATCAAATATAAAAGGGGTTGTGTCTAACTCACCTGTTTTTTCATCGATTCTAATCAATGTATGCGAGTGAGTTTGAGTGATATCATAATCCTCAAGGTTGTTGCCTTCTGCATTTAATGCGTCCATAGCATCAGCTTGAGAACCAAAGGTACCAAATAAACCACCACCTTTTTCACGTTTTTTCCAGACAACGTATTCGTCTCTAAAGTAAACATTTACAACGTTTATTTTATTTCCATATACTTCGTTTGTTACAGTGTTAAAGAAATCACCAACTTTGGCTCCTTCCAAATAATCACTGTGTTCTGGATCAACCTCGTTTGAGCTACTTTGCAGTTGCTTTACACGAGGAGTTTGTAGATGGTCAGCAGTAATACCTTCATTACCAAGACCAGTGCCTTTTTTTATGTGAGCAGGCATCTCACTTGCTTTTATAGCTATATCGTTCATCGTACGTACTCCTTTTTTCTTTGATATAGTTACTATTTAGACCTGAAGTTAATTCGGGTCAGCTCAGTTGCTACAACACCTGGAACCTCTTGTCCCATATGTTGTAGCTCTCTGTAAGAGGTTGCGGACATACGTCTTTGTAACAACTCAAATTGACCAGTGTCAATTATGTGTTGGAAAACGCTGTCCCAATCTTCTACAGTTGGTACAATTTCTTTTTTAATTGAAACTGTACACACATCATTCCCAATCCTATCCACTCCTTGGTTTTCAAGATTAAGAATAATTCGGTTTTCTAACTCATTAATCGATTGTTTAAGAGTTTTTTCTTCTGCTTGTAACTCTCTTAATGATTGTTTTGAGTCGTTAAGATCTTTTAGGAGATCATCCATAGTTAGTTCTGACATTAGTGTTTTACCTCCTGTTGGCTTTCTATTGTCTCTATTAAAGTATTAATCATGACTGATGCAGCCTGACCGGCGCTTGTAAGTAAGTCATGGGCTCTTTCTGGAGTATTGAGTTCTTCAGTAGAGCCATACGTATGCGCAGCTTCAATTTCTGCCATAGCAAAAATTAAAGCAGTCGCAAGTATTTCTTTATCAACTAAAGACAGTTCTTGTATCTTTAATTGTACATCTTCAGCTAGCAATTCAATTATTTGTTGTTTTTTTGACATTGTTTATTTCCGATAGAATATGTAGTAAGTTTTCCATTTTGCCTAACTTACCATCCAGTTTTTTGTATACATGTTTTTCCCAGGTATTTTTAGCTGCAATCAAAATAGTTTCAGTCTTTTGAGTTTGGCCTGCTCTATGTATACGACGATTAAACTGTTGAAACTGCTCAGCGCTGTACGTAGGAGAACACCAGATAGCAGTCGTAGCTCTTGTAAGTGTAAGCCCATGTGACGTAGATTGCGGGTGGGCGAACAATACTTGTATCTGCCCAGCCTGGAAGCGTTGTACAATGTCTTTGCGTTTATGTGCAGGAACCGAACCATCAATTAAGTCATATGATATATTGTCTCGTTCTGCGATGGCGATTAACGAATCACGCTCGTGCTTCCAATTGTATGCTACTAATGAGTGCTTACGTTGTGATACAAGCTGCATAACCAGCTCATATCGTTCGTTATGCAATAAAGTAGCATTGCCGTCTTGATCATACACGGCTCCTGAAACTAGTTGTAATAACTTTTTAACTCTAGATGCAGCGTTGACAGCGTTGATGGTCCCTTGTTTTGTATACAAGACAGACTCTTCTGCCAAGATGTTGTACATTTTTTGCACAGCAGGTGTAAGTTTTGTATACATAGTACTGACATTGTTGTCTGGAAGATCCATCGTATAGTTATGTCCGATAGCTGATTAGCTACAACAGATTCAATACCTGGTTTGTCTATCCATTCAGTACCAAATCCATTTAGTTTTGGTGTACAAACTTGATGTCTAAAAGACCAAAATCTTTGACCTAGTCGTTTACCATCGTCTATTAGTAATGTTGGATGCCAGACATCTAAAATAGTATTACTATTAGGAGTGCCAGACATAGCAATTCTATTATCAAAGTGATGAATAATAGACTTGAGGTTCTTCGATCGTTTGGCTTCTCTGTTTTTGAATGCAGTAAATTCGTCAATGACGACGGTATTAAATCTGTTAAGTAATAATGGATTTTTATGTAAGAAATTAACAGCTTCGAAGTTAGTGATGACGATGTCGTAACTGGTGTCTTCGAAGATTTTTTTTCTGTTTTTGGCATATGCAACTCCGTATTTTAATTTTGGTGTAAACTTTATTATATCTTCTACCCAAGAAGCTTCAAGTATAGATAACGGTGCAAGTACAAGCGTGGCCCCTTTAGTAGGGTCGATTGCATCTAAGACTGCACGTGTTTTACCCGTGCCAGGATCTGATGTAATCAGACAGCGCGGTTGTTGTTTAATAAAGTTAGTAGTTTCAATTTGATGCTGATACGCATCCTTGATAGAGATCGTGTCCATAGTTCACCTTTCTTAGTTCGTGTTTCATTTTTCGTTGTATATAGTTATTTTATCACAGAGTTATTTAAAACTCCACTCGCATACTGGATGTTCCCCTTTTCCATATGAACACCACTTACAGTTGTATTGAGATGGATTAGGTCTAAATCTAGTCGCAGTAGTTAAATCTAAAGCTCGCTCTTGTAGTTTTGGCATAAACATCATAGCTTCAGCTCGCGTGTATACTTTCTCAAGAGTGCCTCCATGATCTAAATACCAAAATTCTGTGTTAAGACTTTCTAGTTCAGGATACCTAAAGAAAGTAGCTATTGCATACACAAGACCCTGCTGGCTATGTGCAATCTCATTTCCAAACTGTCTTCCTGTTTTGTGATCTATTACACGAGCTGATGTTTCTGACTCATGTAATATTGCATCAAGTTTTACTCTAGCCCAAACATCACGGTCCATCCAACCACAAGGTTCCCAGTGAATTGTAAACCCCCATTCACCTTCTAGTTCAACAT